GATAACACATCAGACGTTGGTTTCATCGCACATGAAATGCAAGCGGTTATTCCTCGTGCAGTAACTGGAGAAAAAGACGCTGTTGATGCCGAAGGTAAACCAGTTTACCAGCAAGTAGTTGTTTCCTCACCAGAAATTATCGCTTATCTTGTTGCTGAAATTCAATCGCTTCGGGCAAGACTTAAAGCAGCAAATATAGCATAAGGAGTATTTAAATGGCTAATACATACACATGGTCATTCCCAACATTGACCGCATACCCAACATACGAAAGCCAAACAGATGTTGTGTACACAGTACATTGGGTACTTAGCGGTACTGATGGCAACGGTCACACTGGCTCTGTCTATGGTACGGTCGGCGTAACCTACACGGCAGGTGAACCATTCACGCCATATGCACAGCTTACTGAAGCGCAGGTGCAGGGATGGGTCACATCGGCTTTGGGTGCAACTCAGGTTTCCGCATTAGAAGCCAACATTGACCAACAAATCCAACAACAGGTCACACCAACATCGGTTAATCTGACACCGCCTTGGGGTGCGTGATTATTCATGTTTTACCAGCGCGTTATTATCACAACAGTCAACGGAACAGATACTTTTGCCGCAGGTTCAATCAACATATTTTGGGAATAATGGAGAGTAAAATGAGTCTACTTGTAAATCTTGAACACACAATCGATGAAGTCAATTCTATCCTCTTGGCTTTATCAAAACGCCCTTATGAAGAAGTCAGCGATCTCATCAATAAAATTCGTGGCAGCGCGTCCCAGCAGATTGCGGCGTCTGTGCCGGCTCCTGCCCCTGCACCTGCGCCCGCAGCAGATCCTGAGCCCGCAGCAGATCCTGCACCTGTTGACCCCTCTCAAACTCCAACGGGATAATGATGTTGAGCGTGCAAGACATTATCAATATTGGTGGCGGAGCTTTTATCGCTGCAATTGGTTGGTTTGCACGCCAACTCTATGAGAGCGTGAACAGGCTGCGTGACGATGTTCACCAAATCGAAGTCGATCTCCCGACGAATTATGTTCGTCGGGATGAATACAGTGATACAATGAAACGTATCGAGTCAATCGTTGAGAAGATCTTCGCTAAACTCGATACAAAGGCTGACAAGTAAGGCGTGACCCATGACCATCGACACCCGCCAGCAACTGCTTGCTCAAATTAACGCTCAGATCACTCTGAACGGTACGGGTGCCATCACAGGTCCGATCCTTAATAATATTCTCGACACGATGGTTAATTCATCCCTGTTCAATACGGGGACATGGTCGCAATATACAAGCTACGCACCGCTTGACATCGTCTATTATAATGGTGCGACCTATATTGCCCTGACAGCAAATGTGAACCAAGTGCCGCCCAACGCAACCTATTGGTCGATATTCTCGACAACAAGCGGTGGCACAGGAAACACACTCTATACACAAACCCAGCTCGCCAATAACCCCATCATCGGCACACCCTCAAGCACAACTTATCTGCGCGGCGATGGAACATGGGCTGCAAGCAGCGGAGCTGGCGCACAAGGTGGCGGTGTTACGCAATCAAACCCCGTCTATACCGATCAATGTTTCTTTGTGAATAGTAATGTCGTTCAAACCAATGTCACATTGCCCGCAAATGATAATGCGGGGTCGTTCGGCCCTATCACAATTAACGCATCCGTTACTGTGACCATACCTGCTTCAGCAGTATGGACGATAGTCTAGGAGAGGACGATGGCAGGGCTCTACGACAACATCCACGCTAAACGCGAAAGAATTAAAAAAGGTTCTGGTGAAAAAATGCGCAAGCCGGGCTCACGCGGTGCGCCAACAGCCGACGCATTTCGTAAAGCAGCTCGCACAGCTAAACGTCGCGGGAGGGCCTAATGTCTGAACGTAAAAAAGGCCCAAACCTGTCTGTAGGCCGCGGCGAAAAATTATCTGTAAGTCAGGGTGGAGGACTGACTGCCAAGGGGCGCAAAAAATATAATCGCGCCACTGGCAGTTCTTTGAAAGCGCCAACAAAAGACCGCAACAACCCGCGCCATAAATCGTTTTGCGCACGATCTAAAAAATGGCGTGGGGAACGCGGCAAAGCGGCACGCCGCAGATGGGGATGTCGGTGAATGGACCCCTTTACAATACTTGCATCTATCAAAGCCGCGAACGAAGGCATTAAGCAATCGATCGCGCTTGGTCGTGACATCATGGACACGGCAAAGCAGCTTTCTGATATTATGCAAGGTGTTGCCGATCTGACAAAACTGACCGTCGATCCGCCAAAAGGTTTCGGCTCTCAGGGTTCAGCGGAAGAAATCGCTCTTAAGGCTTTTCAAGCCAAGAAAGAAGCAGAAGAGATCTTCACAGCTTATAAAAATCAAGTTATCTCGGAGCATGGTGTTGTCGAGTGGGAGAAACTCCAACGCACGATCATCGATACCCGCAAGCGTCTAAAGGCAGAAGCTGTTGAAGCCGCACGGCGCAAAGCGGAAGATCAATTCTTGGCAACTGTTATAGGTTTTTCCCTTATCGGCATATCCTTAACAGTGTATCTTGTTTATTACGCACTTACCTATCGTTAGAGGTGTAGATATGTTAAAAGCTCTCAAGCACATGTTCACAGGCGTTGATAATGAGACGTGGGATATAGGCCGTATCCTCTGGGCAAAAATGTCTTTCGTCTATTGTCTTGTTAGCGGTTATCATGCTGTTGTGCATGGTAACTTCGACCCTCAGAACTGGGCGATTGGTGCATCGGCTATTCTAGCTGGTGGTGGCGGTGGCCTTGCGTTGAAATCTAAGACGGAACCTAATCATGCTAACCCTTCTGCTTAATCCCTCTATCCGCAGCGTTTTAATTGGCGCCGCAATAGCCCTTGCTATTCTCATTGGTTATGCTTTCTGGTCAAACCATCTCAAGGAAGTTGGTGCAGCCCAAGAACAAGCCAAAGAACAAGCTGTTGCAATTCAGCATGAGCAAAAGGTCGATGCGGAAGCAACGGCTATAGATCAGGAAGTTGCAAAAGATAAAAACCCTCAAGACACTCTTTCGAAAGAATGGAGCCAGCAATGAAGCGTCTTTTTCTTATATTGGCTGCGCTACCTCTCGCTGGGTGTGTTGGCGATTATCAGATAAAAATTGTTGATACATCCTGTGATTGGGTGAAACCGATCTTTATCAATAAAGGTGATAAGCTCACCGATAAGACAGCAAATGAAATTCTTGCCCATGACGATAAATGGAAAGAGATCTGCGGGAGTAAAAAATGAGTGCGTCTAATTATCCAGAATGTTTTTCTCTCGTTCTCAAAAACGAAGGTGGTTATGTTGACAACCCCGCAGATCCCGGCGGGGCAACCAATCTCGGCTGCACAAAAGCCGTGTGGGAAGAATTTGTCGGCCATGAAGTGAGCAAGGATGATATTAAGGCGCTCACTCCCGATGACGTCATGCCTCTTTATAAACAGCGTTATTGGGATGCTGTTAAGGGCGATGATTTACCAGACGGTGTTGACTACGCGGTCTTTGATCTTGCGATCAATAGCGGCACAGGCCGCGCCGCCAAGATCTTGCAAAAGGTTTTGGGTGTCGACATCGATGGGCAGATCGGCCCCGGCACGCTCGCAGCATTGGCCTCAGCTAACCCTAACGACGTCATCAAGGGTATTAGCGAAGCGCGTCTTGCGTTTTTGCAGAGCTTAGGCACTTGGTCTGAATTTGGTAAAGGCTGGGGCAACCGCGTCGCAGCCGTTGAAGAAAAAGCAAACAGTATGGTTGCCTGATATAAAAAGGACAGCTTGTCAAAAGACTGGTTGTCCTGTATATCAGAGTCATGTTTGACTTTAAACGCTTCCTCACCGATCACTGGCATAATGCAGATTTACTGCATAGCTTTCTTTCAACCTATGGCAAGAGTTACCAGCGTGCCACTCTGTACAAATGGTTCCTGCGTGAAACCATTCCGGCAGAGGGTTTTGCTGTTTTGCTCGCTCTCCTCGAGATTGATTCGGGTAAACCTGTCAGCGTCGTCAATTATATGAAAGACGCCCTATGAAAATATATGTAGGGGTAGATCCCGGGGCTTCAGGGGCGATAGCTTTTTTCTACCCTCTCGAAGGTAGGCTTGAAGTGGTCGATATGCCCGTGGTTGAATTAGTCCGTAACGGGAAAACAAAGAAAGAAATCTCTTCTGTTATGTTGGCAAATGTATTTTGCGAAGATCGTTCCGGGGAGATACTCGATTTTAATCTTACGCTTGAAAAAGTGGGTGCCATGCCGGGCCAAGGCGTCAGCTCGATGTTTCAGTTTGGGCGTGGCGTCGGCATGATCGAGGGTGTTTGCGCGGCATTAAGCATCCCTATTGATTACGTCACGCCTCAAACATGGCAAAAACAGGTAGGGATGCGGGCCGGTAAAGATGGTGCTCGTGAAAGAGCTATGCAATTATTTCCGGCTTATGCAGGGTTGTTTGCGCGTAAAAAGGACGATGGTCGGGCCGATGCGGCACTTATCGCCTATTGGTCTTTCACTAAAAATAAATAATTATACAGAGCATCAGTTGACAACTTGTCCTTCGGGGCGTAAGTCTTACGAAACATTGATACAGAGGGCTAGTTGCCATGATTCCAATGCCGACACAATTATCTGGAGCGAAATTTCTGGCGCAACGCCATCGCGCTCTTCTGGCTGATGAGCCCCGTGTTGGTAAAACTGGCGCGGCAATAATTGCAGCCGATATGATAATCGCCAAAAGAATTGACGTCGTCACAACCGCTTCAGGCCGTGCTGTATGGCGGCGCGGGTTCATTTCATGGTGTAAAATTAACCGTAGTATCGGAATTGTTGGCCTTGATAAAAATGCCGTTAATTGTGATGTGCGCATTTTTTCATATAATGGGGCGACTAAATTTACCCCCAATCGCATAAACGATCTGGTTATTCTTGATGAATCTCACAACTGTAAAAACCCTGAATCACAGCGCACTAAGGCTTTGCTGGGTAAAGCCGTTTCGGGCGGTTTATATTTACATAATGAAAGTTCTTTTGTTAAGACATCGACTCGCGCATGGTTTCTTACAGGCACCCCGCTGCCGCACGACCCTTCAGATATATGGACAACGCTGCGATCATCATGCCCAGAACGGCTTCTCGCTGACAATACCCGTGGATGGCCGGACGTAACTAGGTTCGAAGATTTCCGTCACCGGTATTGCAAAGTGTATATGAAGAAAGTCAGTAATTGGAAAAGAATACCTGTTGTTGTCAGTGGGCGTAATGAAACTGAATTGCGCGAGCGTTTGGGCGATTTTATGTTGCGCCGTACTCAACAAGATATTGGCTTGCGACCACCTGTTTATGAGTTGTTCCCGCTTATTATCTCAGAAAGCGTGCGCAACAATTTATTTACTCAAGTCGCTAAGGTGGCAATTTTAGTTGCTGCTGAACAAAATGACACGCACACCTTAGATCTTCATCTCGGCCCGTTGCGCCGTTTAACAGGTGCGATCAAGGCCGAGGCCGTAGCTGGTGCTGTTAAGGAAGAATTTGATAATGGGCTGAAAAAGATTGTGTTGATGTACTGGCACAAAGAGGTTGGTGATATTCTTCAAGATAGACTTAGCGCGTTCAATCCTCTGCGCATCGATGGTTCAACTTCAGCTAAAGATCGTGAACATTATGAATCAGTCTTTGCAAAGCGTGATGAACATCAAGTCATGCTGGGCCAAATTCAAGCTGCTGGCGAGGCCGTTGATTTTTCTGCCGCTAATGAATTGTGGTTTGTTGAACAATCATTTTCTCCCAAAGACATGGCGCAAGCTGCCATGCGCATAACCAATGTTAATCAGGCACAAAACACTTTTGTGCGTGTCTGTTACATAGAAGGTTCAATAGATGAAGCCGTTCAAGCAACACTATTGAGGTTATTTACAGCCATCAAAGGAGTTATAGAGTGATAAAGATTGAACTTACGATCGATCCCACAAAGAGCGTGTATGAGCAACTGTTGAGTCAGGTTGAGGTGTTTAGACCTGTGACAGCACCTGTGACAGTGTCTGTTGTCGACGAAGATTATCCAAATGTTCAACCGACACCGACACCAAAACCTAAACGCACGCGTAAAACAGCGACCTTGGAGCAAGTGGCAACCAAGACCATTGTCACCGCGATGACTTTGCCTGACCCTAATCAGCAAGATAGTGCTGATGAAACTGCGGAAGTGGCAAGCGATGTTTTAACTCACGACGATGTGCGCAGTGTTGTCGGTGATTACACAAAGAGATTTGGCATTGCGGCAGCTCAAAAGAAAATCCCAGTTATTCTGGGTTGCCCTATTGCGGACATTCCCGACGATCAAGAATCATTGCAAGCAGCAATCGATAAGATCCAAAACGAGATGTCTGATGGACCAGACGTCATCGAGGACACACCTTTGTTCGCTGATGATCTCGAGGATGAGGTTACAGAGCAAGATGTGCGCGACGCTCTCATGCTTTACGCTAAGACTTATGATGTCGATGCTAAGATGACCAACACCTTAATTGATGGCCCAGAGATTCTTAAAAAGACATTTGGTCCTTCGGTTACAGCTCTGCGTTTGATCCCCAAAGATCCAGCTTCTTACAAGAAGGCGTTAAAAGCCATCACCGAGGCAACTGAGCAAAATTGGTTTAAGCGTAACAAACTCAAGGTGGTCTAATGAGCACTAGCCATCATGGTCGTTACCACGCTCGCTGGTCAGCCAGCTCAACTGCCTCTAATTGGACTTGCGCTGGCAGAATGGCGATGATTTCCATTGCCCCTGACGAAAAGGACAATATCTATGCAGCCCAAGGCACGGCTGCTCATGAGATAAGCGAAAAAGCTCTGCGCGGTAATAAGGACTGCTCTCAGTTTTTGGGCGACATCATGAAGATCGGTGATTTCGAAATTGAGATCACCGAAGAGCTTGTCAATTCGGCCCAGACCTATGTTGATTATGTCGTTGAGCAATATGACCCCACCGCTGGGTGTCACCTGTTTCTTGAGGAACGCTACTCGCTTGAGCAGCTCGACCCGCCATTTGAAGCTGGTGGCACTTGTGACGCCATTATCTTGAACCCAAATACGGGCGTTCTCGAAGTCATCGATTTCAAGAACGGTCGGGGTATTGTTGATGTCAATGAGAATAAGCAAACCCGCACTTACGCGCTGATGGCTTTGCTTAATGCGCCTAAGAAGCTCGCTGACAGCATCAATTACATCAAGGTCACGATTATTCAGCCCCGTGCCTACCATAAAGATGGGCTTATCCGCAGCGAGACTTTTCATATTGCGGAGCTGATCGAGTGGACGTCCGAGCTTATGAAAGCCATGAACAGGTCGAAGCTGGCGCTGGATGCTTTTGAGCTTATCAATGGCAGCCGCACCCTTTTTGATGAATGGGCCGATAAAGCACTCACGACAGGCCAATGCGGTTTTTGCCCAGCTTACGGCATCTGCCCTAAACAACGTATTGAAACCTTGGCTGTGGCACCAAAAGCCGCAAAAGACTGGTTTGAAGATATTACTCTGGAGACACCACCTATGATTTCAAATTCAGTGCCGGTGCTCTCACCGGAAGAATTAGCTCACATCCTCGATGGGCTGGATATGTTGGAGGATTGGATAAAATCTGTACGCGGAGCAGCGCACGCAATGGCAGAAAGCGGAATTACTATTCCCGGATATTTATTGGTAGAAAAAATCGGGCATAGAAAATGGGCAGCAGATGAAGAAAAAATAATTTACGATTTAAAAAATAAAATAAAATTATCTGACGATCAAATTTTTCAAAAAAAATTATCGTCACCTGCCCAAATCGAAAAAATTATTGGTTCCAAACGAAAGGAGGAAATAAAAAATATGTATCAGAGCCCGATTACCGGAACAAATTTGGTGTCGGAGAAAAAAACTACGCGTTCGGCCGCTCAGGCCAAAAAACAATCTTATTTTGAAACAGTAAAGGACTAAAGAAATGGAACGTTCTGGTGACATTAAAACCCCACTTTGCCGTATTGCGTTTGCGGGATCACTTTTTAAACCCCGCTCCCAAATAGAGGGCGGTGTTGAAAAATATGGTTGCACCTTGATCTTTGAGAAATCGGGTGACAATAGCGTCTTACATAACGCCGTAAAGGAAGTGCTTATCGCCCAATGGGGTGAGAAGGGTCTTGAACGGGCTAAAGCTGGGCTTATCAAATCCCCTTTCCTCGATGGCAATGGTAAGGAAGCCCGTAATAAGAAGACAGGTGAACTCCATCCGGGCTTTGGACCTGATGTCTTTTTCTTGCGTGTCCAATCGGTACGGCCACCTATGGTTCGCTATCGCTCAGAACACATCCCGGCGACAGAAGAGGAGGTTTATAGCGGTTGCTATGGCAAAGCTATCCTCAACGCTTTTGCTTGGACGAATGAGAAAAACGGCGACGGCATCTCCTTCGGCATCCAATTCTTCCAGAAGCTGAAAGATGGCGACAGGCTTGGCGGTGGAGGCTCCACCAATGTTTCAGCGTGGATGGAAACTGTTCCGGACGAAGGTAATGCACCGGAGTCAACACGCGGCGGCGCTGGCGCTGGCGGCTTGTTTGGTAACTAAATCTTAACTGGCGTGGGGTATAAACCCCACGTCAACAACCACAGGGGAATGACATGAGCGAAGGTATCAATGCGAGCGATATGATGCAGCTTCTTGACCGCATCGAGCGGCTGGAAGAAGAGCGTAACGAGATTAACACGGATATTAAATCCGTTTGGCTCGAGGCCAAAAGCAAAGGCTTCACTAAAGAGCTGCGTAAAGCCTACTCCATCCGAAAGATGAAACCTGAAGATCGCGCTGTTCTTGGCGTGTATGTTCAAGCCCTAGGATTATTTGACTGATGAGTAACATCTTCTGGTCGCAAAAAGCGGTAGCCCAGCTTATGAAGCTGGCGTCGAAGGGTTTGACCTCCCGTCAAATAGCCGATCAACTTGGTGCTGGTTTCACGCGTAATTGCGTTATCGGTAAGGCCCGTCGCCTCGGAATACATCTTAGCGGTGGCAGAGAGACCGATCCGGATTATCAAAAGAAGACCGCAAAAGTAGTGCGCTTAAAACCACGCTTGAGAAAGAAGGTTGAGCGCAAAATCCCTGAGAAGACTGAAGTCGTCACAGGCAATGTCGTTTATCTCTTAGGGCTTAAAAACAATATGTGTCGCTATCCCATATCAGGTGACGGCAGCACAACATTGTTCTGCGGTGATGAAACTAAAGAAGGGTCTTGGTGCGACGCGCATCGTAAGATTGTTTTTAATCCAAGACCAAGGGTGGGTCGTGATGGGCAAAAGGTCGAACTTCGAGAGAAATCCGATGGACTTTTACCCAACGCCGCCGGCAGCAGTTTCGGTATTGCTAAAACGGCTGACCAGCCCAATTAGTTTTATCGAGCCTTGTGCGGGCGATGGGCGTCTCATCGATATGCTCGATTTTGCTGGTCATACCTGCACATTCGCGTCTGATATAGAGCCGCGGCGCAACGATATTTATGCGCTCAACGCTCTTGATCTTACGGAAAATGATTGTCTGTTCGCAGACATGATAATCACCAATCCGCCGTGGTCACGCGGCGTCTTGCACCCCCTCATTCTACATTTCTGCCAGCTACGACCGACATGGCTCTTATTTGATGCGGACTGGGCCTACACTAAGCAAGCCAAGGTGTATCTTAAATACTGCGTGGAGATCATAGCGATCGGAAGATTAAAATGGATAGAGGATTCACCATACTCAGGAAAAGATAACTGCGCATGGTATTTATTCGATAAGGAGCAAACTGAACATGTTAGATTTTACGGAGTTGATAAATGAGTGATGAAAAAAGTTTAATCGAAATTTTGAGAGCAATGGGTCCATCAATTAACGAACTGAGTTATCAACCAAAGGAGAAGAACATGAGTGTAAATCTTTATGAGCGTGCACGCACACACGGCGATTTCAGAGATGTAGCAAGCTACAGCCAATCTATCAAAGAAATCTTACATAGTGGTAAGAATTGGCCTTCACTTAATGATTCACAAAAAGAATCGTTAGAGTTTATTGCCGCAAAAATGGCTCGCATTTTAAATGGTAATGCAAATTTCCGCGATCATTGGGATGATATTGCGGGTTATGGTCAGCTTGGTTCAGACAGTCTAGCGGTACAGCCTGTGACACCACCAGCTGCGCCACAAAACCCCGGTATTGATGACGTCATCACGCAAGCACTTCAACAAGCCATTATAGCTCCACCAAACGAAGATGCGCAGCAATGACAGGTTTTAAGTCTAAAAAACTTAATACCTTAAACCGCTTTGACGGCTCAGTGATGTCTAACCACATCACTGAGACAACCAAGAATGAAGGAGAAAAGACGATGGATAAAAAAGATGATTTATTGAAACGTTTGTTATTTGCGCGTCGTTTGACACCTTTTGAGCGCGAGCAATTATGTATTGAAGCACATGATTTTATTCGTGAGAACGAACGTAAAATGTCGGAACTTGAAAAGAAACTTACAGAGTTGAAAAGACATTCGCCTTTTAATAAGGGAGAAAGATTATGAGTGATCCTGTTGAAGTAAAACCACGCATCAAGAAAACTGTTTGGATGAACATATATGAATCTGATAACTATTTTATTTGACCTAGAAAAAGCGATGCAGATCTTTCGGCGGAAGTAACTAAAGTTGATTAAGGTTATTGTCGCATCGCTTGCATAAAAGTTGAAATAGATTGCGAAGTAGGAGAGGGGGTAGCCTATGAGCATGAGCAATACAGAAAAATGGAGAAACAAAATGATTGATCTTGAAAAACAGTACCGCACTGAAGCTGGTTATGAAGTCAAATTAAGTTTCATTGATGATGAGAAAGTTTATGGTCATTATAAAAATAAGTGGGGTTCTTGGTGTGATGGTCAA